CCGTGCTTCTGCAGAATAAGATATTCGCGCAGTGACTTGGTGAGCGCATCGATAACGTCCTTGTGTGCGTTGTCAGCTTTGGCACTTTCGAGAGCATTGCGGGTCGCCTCGATGGCCTGCTCGTTGATTTCTTCCTGTTGCTTAAGCTCGGCCTTTCTCAGCTTGGCCTCTGCCGCCGCGGTCTCGACGAGATCGCCCTTGACCGAATCAAGGGCTTCATATTCCGTCCTTAAATCCTTAAGTGTCTTTCTTTGTTTAGCGGCGCGGTCTTGTTCGCTCTCGAAGAGGCTCTGAAACCGCTCCTCGATAATCTCGGCGCGATCGAGGCGTGCTTGTTCTTCGTCTGAACCGTTTCCCATTTACATCGCCCCCATTAGCTCGTAAAGGGCCATCGAATGCCGGTTTGTTTTTCAAACTCTTCGATGTCTCGATTCAAGGAGTGTCTTGAACTCAAGGTTTTTGGATCGTTAAGACCATGCTTCATATAGGTGAGCATATATTCTTTTTCGCTGCCGAGGGCTTCAACGAAAGCATTCACTTGCTCCGGGGTCCCGGATATTTTTACGCGGGGCGCATTATCATCGCCTTCAAGACCCTCTTTGACTTTGACAGGTACAGCGGCGTCGCCAAATATATAACCCAGAATCCATTTTGCTAAACTACCAAAAGTAGAAAGAAAACTTTCATCAAGTTTGTTCTCTTTTTTTATATTCAGGTTAATTTTAACAGGCAGCATTTCTTCTGTCATCAAAGGGTCCTCGATTTATATAATAAATAGTGTTTTAACAACAAAACTGCATTAACGGCCCAGCTTATGTTTAGATGATGTGTCTTCCTGGGCTTTTTTTTCTTTTTCGAACTCGTCCATGAGACGCCTCACAAACCATTGACGTAGTTGAACGGGAAGATTGTATGCTTCAAAGAAGCTCCACCCCCCGTGATGTTTTAAAATAAAAAGTTCTTCGTAAACCGCTTCTAAATATCTATCGTCCAGGCCAAAAAAAGTCGGCGTTCAACGGAACACCTATACTCCCTTCGTGGCCGCAACTTTGGCATTCAAAATCTTGATTCAAATCCACATCAGGACTTATTTGTTCATAAGTCTTTCTAATATGCACCGAATCCTTAACCGGCAAAACTTCCAGCAGATTATTAATGGACTCTACATCCTCATATCCATCAACAGACATGATTAAAAGCCTCAATAAATCGGTAGTTGATGATTCTAGAAGCTTTTTCTTACGTTTGCGATTGCTGGTTGATAGATATTTGCGCTCCTCGTTGCCAGTTAGCAGTCGAAGCTCCACTGAAATCCCTGAGTGCGGTAGCGGTACAAAAAAAGTATCCTCTGCAGAACGCTCGACTCCTTCAGGAAGGGTACTCTTGCTAGTTTCTATATCCAGTAGATCGAATTCGGTTTCTTGAGAAGAATGACAAGAGGGGCATGACACATTTGTACGATAATCTGGACCATAGCCAGTAATGCGCGCGCCCACAATTAATGCATTCTTGTCCCCAACTAACAAGTCATCTAGTTTAATACTCTTATCAACCATTAAAGATTGTAATAGGCGCTCGATGGCTATCCCTTTACGCAAAAGACTCTCAGAAGTTAAAATATCTTCTTCCTTTGCGGTCATGTGTTTTATTTCGATCGAAGCTCTGCCATGCAAAGGATGACCTTCTGGATAAAATTTCCCCTCACTAGGAAGATCCACGAATTCCGTAGGAACTACAAATGAAAATGTACTGTCTCGTTGTTCTACGGCCGGGGCCGGGGGTGATGTATCTGGGACTGGTGTGCTTACTCGATCTTGATTATTTCTTGGACTCACTTAAACCTCATTTCTATATTTAAAGCAGTGGAGGAGATGAATCATAAGTTGCCCAATCGTACTTGATAGTAATATTGACATTTAAGATATCATCACCTGCATAATCTAGGTTACCAAATTTTGCCGCAGTTATAAAGGCATTTCTTAAAGACCACGTACCAATAGTGGCGCCTTCGCCGTCAAGCTGACGGATTACAACGTCTCCAATGGCATCCTGTGCGTTGGTTTTGTTAACGGTGCCAACTGCCTGACGAGAACCCTCATAAGCATCGCGTTGCTTGTCTGGGGCCAGATAGCCTGACTGAGCCAGCGCATTCATTAGCAAATCATTTCCGTCTGGATCAACTGCGTTAACAATATCCACGGTAACCTCATCCCAAGTAACAGTACCGGGATAATGATATTCGTTTCCTAAAAATCTGTGTGTGGTGGCGCTAACCGTGTAACCAGGAATGGTACAAGTTTTAGCCAAATATTGCTGAAAAGTTTTTCCGTCGCTGGTAAGCAGGGAAGAAAAGTTAAGCAAAAATCTATGTTGTCTCTTCGGTTCTGATGATGCTAAGTTCCAAAATGCCATTCTCTGTTATTCTCCTCAGAATTAAATAGTAGGGGCGAACAAAATCACCCCTCCTTTTGCTAATCTACGAATGATGCTCCCGTTCTAGTAATATTAAAATCTAGAGCAATAAACTCGATTGCGCGGGTTGGCTTCAAGAAAATCTGTGCGTACAGAATATTTCTATCAATCAAATCAGGCGTCGTTGTGGTCTCGTCAAGAACCAAGAGGTAATCGGAGAGACCAAAGTTTGTCTTAACTTCATCCAAGAACGGAGTTGCCTGACCCACAAACCGATCCCAGGTCTGTTGAACGTTTGGCTCAAACAAAAGTTGAGCCGCAATCTGTGAAATGCGCTTCTTCACGAAAATCATCAATCTGCGCACATTAATGCGATCCAAAGCGGATTGCGTAACCTGCAGCGTCTTCTGACCGAAGACTACAATGCCCTCTGCGGGGAACTTGGCGATTGGGTTAATATTTGCCGCGTAAAGATCGTCTCTCTGTTGCCGCGTGAGCTTCTCGACTACGTTAACCACCGGAACGCCTGCGGCGCCAACAGTTAAGCCACCGCGATTGAATCCGGCCGGTGCGAACCAAACCTGACTCTTTCGCTGTGAGCTAGAGAAGGTCCCAAGTGCCGCAACAGAAGGGGGTACCCACAAAAGAGCACCATTGATGCTATCTCTAATCTGTACCCATGGATAATAAGCACATCCATAACTTGAGTTAAGACCGCGGGCCTTAAGGTTGTCTACTGTAGTCGTCGAACTTCCTACGCGGCTCGAAAAAGATTGATTATTTTCCGTCTTCGGCACATAACCGCCCTTAAGATCGATAATCGCAAGAGCATCGGCCCTATCTTCGCACGTATTGATCAAGTGCGATGTGAGGCCTTCGTTGGTGAGGCCCGGAATAGTAGCGAGATTCATCTCCATTACTTCAGGATCGGCCAAGGAATCAATAGCGCGCTTAATGCTGTTATTCGGAGCATAGGTTAGTTCGGTTGAGTCCACCATAGCGTTATTACGGAAAGGCTCTGACTCAGTAATGTCTAGTCCGTCAAATCCGCCGTGCATTGGTACCGTAAATCGATCCCAGCCAGCAGTAAGAACGTCCGACCATGTTTGAGCATCCCCCGAGGGCCCGGAAGCGCTCACTGAATGAGCTATTCCTGCGACGCGGGCGCCTGAAGCCCAGTACGCGTTATTCGCAGATGTTTGTACAACGTCATCCAACGTAAATGCCGTAGAGGCCTCTAGTCCGGCAGCTGTACTATCAAACTGAGATGATCCCAAAGCGCCTAGGGGGTTCAACAGGTCCACAGTGGACTCGTCGTACCGCAGGGGCGCGCCTGAGCGGCCTACAGTAAGGCCCCAATAAGCATCTGTGTTGTTACCAGGAGATCCGTCAGAAGAACTGACGCGTAACACTGGTGTGGGGAACTTAATTGACCCCGATACCTGGGGGATATATGACGTAATAAATCTGCCATATTGGCGCACAGCATCGTTGGTGCCCGTAGTACCTGTGGCCGGGAGATATGCACTAGAAGTCGATGCAATATAACTATTAACTGATGTAGTACCTTCCGCGGGGAGCGAGTGTCCGACTCCGGTGCCGCCGGCCGTAAAGGTAAAATCTCTATATTTAGGAATTCCAACAAAGCCGAATGGCAAATATTTAGCGTCTGTGACGCCATTGTCGACA